ATGGAACAGTCAAAAGAAACTTTGCTAATCGTAGATGATTCACGCTTACAGCGTGCCGTTTTAAATGAAATATTCTCTCCGGCCTTCAATATTCTTGAAGTATCTTCCGGTGAGGAATGTCTGCAGATGATCAAAGATAAAAAAATATGATTGACCTTGTCCTTTTAGATCTTGTCATGCAGGGAATGGATGGTTTCGATGTTTTAAAACACCGCCAGGAAATGCCGGAGTTTAAACAAATTCCAGTCGTGGTTCTGACAACCACCGACACTCCGGAAGTACAGACGAAAGCTTTCGAATTAGGCGCAAGCGACTTTATCAGTAAACCCACTGAACCTGCCATTGCACGTCACCGTATTGACAATATTTTAAAGACGAACCGCAGACTGAATCATATTTTACAAAAACAGGAAGCTCTGCGGATTAAATCAGAAGTGGATGAGATGACGCATCTGCTGAATAAGGCCACAGCAGAGCACGCCATTTCCCACATACTTTTATCCACTCCGGAAGAATTACATGCATTGTTTGCCATAGATATCGACAATTTCAAAGCTGTCAATGACATCTTTGGGCATAAAATGGGCGATCATACAATCTCTGTCGTAGCCGGTATTCTTGCATCTCATTTTTCCGGTTCCGACATTGTCGGACGCATCGGCGGAGACGAATTTGTTGCTTTTATGCGGGATATAGCCTCCAGACAGGCTGTCTATGAAAAAGCACAGGAACTTTTAGATGCAATTTTAGATAAAGAAGCTTTATCCATTCCTGAAAACGTTACGATCAGTATCGGTATTGCATTCACAGAGCCTTATGAAACTTCCTACACAACACTTTTTCAGAAAGCAGACACTGCACTTGGGAATTCAAAAAAATCCGGGAAACAATGTTTTTCCGAGTATGGTGTTTCTGCACAGAAACCAGACACTGCCATGAAAAATATTTTATTATATACACATTCCAGAAATGTTGCTTCCACTTTAAAATTTGCATATTCTTACCCGGACAGACTCATAAAAGTATCTTCCGTTACGGAAATACGCTATGCCATTATGGATAAAAATAACCATGTTCCTGCCGTTTTCATAGATGTATCCGAAACCGGAGATGATGGCAGACAAATATGGGATGAATTAAAGCACGAGTCGTGGGCATCATCGACTCCCATTATTGCAATCTGCAAAGAAAGCAATTTAAACCAGGTTCGAAATGCCTTATCATCGGATCTGATCAACGATCTTATTTTTGAACCGATCGATATTGAAAGCATCAAACGACGTATCAAACGGTATCAGACTCTTTAAATAATTACAGAAAAACAGCGGTCAGATGTTATGTATCATTCATCTTGAACCGCTGTTTTCCTATCCTATTTTTTTATCCTGACTGTTTTTGTATTTGACCAATCCGAATAAATTTTTACTTTTTTTGTACCGGATTTTATTTCTTTATATGTCCGTACTTTCACATAGTATTTCTTTCCCGGCTTTAGTCCCTTGATTTCTTTGGATATCGTCTTATTGCTTTTGATCACCACTGTCTTCGTTTTCTTTTTGGAAAATGATGTGTCTGTTGCATAAGCGATCTCATATCCGCTTGTCTGAGATGTCTGTTTTTTCCATTTTACGGAAAACGATTTTTTCCCGGCTTTTACATTGCTGATGGAAGTTCCCTTCGGACAGATTTCAAATGTCTTTTTCAATGTTCCCGTATAATTTCCCTGAAATTTTACCGTCACAGTTGCTTTTCCAACATTTTTGCTATTCTGGTACGAAATTTTATAAGCACTGCCTGAAATCACTTTCCCCTTACTATCTGTCACTTTGATTCCCGGTTTTTTTACTTTTCCGTCGTAAACATAGCGTTCTTTCGACAATTTTAATGTTTTAGGTGCATAGATTGTATCCTGTTTGAGCACTGTTTTGCACACACTGCATATCGTTACGTTTTTTCCATTGCTGCCCGGTTTTGCAGGTGTCAGTTTTTTCTCCGGTGTATGGGATTTCTTTGCAATCTTTTCTGTATAACTATCCCCACATGCACAGGAATAAATTTTTTCTCCCTCTTTCATGCAGGTTGCCTCTGTCGTTTTTTTCAACACATAACTGTGTTTGTGCACCGGTTTCTCTGTGTCCGGCTCCGGTGTCTCTGTTCCCGGCTCTTCTGTATCCGGTTCCGGTGCCGGTGTCTCTGTTCCCGGCTCTTCTGTGTCCGGCTCTTTCAGGGCTGGAATCACTATTTTTTCTCTGCTTAACTCCTCATGACATGTGGTGCAATACATTACTTTTTCATAACTTCCGTCCACACCCACTTTCGCTTCCACGCGATTTTCAGTGACCGGCTCTCCTTTTTTGTGTCCTGATGCCGGAACCGTTATGTTCTCACGGGAAAGCTCTTCCCCGCAATCTTTATCCTTACAATAAACTACCTTATCATAGCTTCCTTTTTGGGTACATGTCGCAGCTATCTCGTTTTCTTTTACCGGCTCGCCCTCCACATGCTGATGTGATACACCTGGTTCATCTGTGAATATTATTTCCTTTTCCGCCAACACGGTATCTTTCAGTGCTTTTACATCTGCCACAGTATCAAGATCATCAAACGGCTCCGAACATAATAATAAGGTGTATTTTCCTGTTTTCACTTCACCATATGCAATCAGATAATAGCGGTCTGACTCATTTTTATCCACATCCAGATAGATTGGGTTTCCCCAGTCCATTTTCTGTTGAATTTCTTCATCATCACTATTCCAGTCATCAGAGCGGATTAGTATCATATGATTATAAAATCCATAGCCATCATATTCATTTGCAACTTCATCAAACGTGTAATCTTCTCCATACTGATCCTTCCATATCACATCCAGATATGGCGCATCATCAGTTTTATCTGTAATGTCTGCCGGAATATTACCGGTGTAAACATTTTTCGGGCAGGATTTTATCTCGATACTTTCAAGTTCACGTTTCTCCGGTACATAATTGCGATACGCTGTCCATATCCCATTTTTGCAGACCAGGCTATAGTTGTTGTTGATATCTTTATCTGATAACACAAAATTTCCTGCTGTTCCATTCTCTGCTATGATATAGGTATGCTCATTTAAAAGATTACCAGATATAGCATGACTTCCCACCTGAAGCTGTGTAACACCGCTTACCTGTCCATTGATCTGAACGTATCCATTTTGATCAAGAACAAGCTTTCCCTTTGCCGCACTGCCACCACTTGTGAAATTGCCCTTTACCTGAGCATCTATTATTTTTGTAAGATCCAGACAACCACCGTTTTTCAGTGTAATATTGTTTAACTGCGCTGTTTCATCTTTCGGCTGCAGTCTTCCTCCTGCCTCTAAAACAATATCTTTAATCCCTGTTGTAACGACACCTGACACAGCACAATTTTTTACAGTCAACACCGTGTTGGCATTTCCTTTGATCCCTGAAATGCTGATCTCATCCGTTCCATTTTGTCCACCTGAAAAAACAAGTGATGCAGATGTTGTGTCCTCTGCCGAAATAATATCCCGCACTTTTGCATCTGCGTCCAGATTTAACTCCACACTCCCCGTATAGGCAGTCCTCTCACCTGCTGACGCTTTATGTCCCATATAGATATTCTGGAACATTGTATCACTGTTTGCATTTACAACTGTGAATGACGCTTTCGTCCCCACCGCTGTATTACTGTGATATCCTCCTGCATAGATGGTTGGAAGAAGTTCTTTTTCTGTGCCGCCAAAACCACCCAGGCTGGCGTCCCCTCCTCCCGGCAAATATGTTTTTACATTATCCAGTGTAAGGCTGTGCCCTGCAAGAAAAATCTCACGATGCGGCACAGAATTCATACTATTGGTAGAGATAAAACCAATCTGGATATCCCGGATCACAACACCGTCTCCCATGATCTGGATTGGTCCGCTGAACGTAATACTTCCTGTATTATTTCCAGTAATCACTGTCCCGTCCGGTATCTCAACAGGCATCATCTGTCCGCTCGCTTCTGCCTGACCTCTGACGGAAAAACTTCCAGTTACAACAATATTCTTCTGCTTTTGTGCAAGTGCCGACAGAAACTCATTCTCATTCGACACTGTAACTGCTGTCTCAGCCGCCGCAGCCACATTCCACAGCAAATGATTTTGGGTTACTCCCTCTGCTCCCCCAGACGGTATGCCACAGATCAGCAGGCCCGCAGCCATAACTCCACAACAGAAACGTATCGTCCTTTTTTTCATATACTCATTTTCCCTTCTTATGTACATAAAAAGACCCAGTATATATCCTTGTTTTGAATATCCCCTGATGTCCTTACAAAAAATATATCTGAGTCTCATTTCAATTCGCCAAAATATGGTTTATCATATCTTATTTTTATGATCGTGTCAATACATTTTATATTTTATTTATACTTTTATCTTCCACAGGCACGTCCGGGACAGCCCTCACAGCCTCCGGCGGAATCCGCCACGCTGACACTGCTCTCATAGATCGTTGTCAGTGCACAGATTGCCTGCGCAGAGATTCCCTGTTCCGTTCCGGTAAATCCCAGTCCCTCTTCTGTGGTCGCTTTCACATTGATCTGATCTTCTGATATTTTAAGTGCTGCTGCAATATTCTTCTCCATCTGTTCGATATGTGGACGCATCTTTGGTTTCTGTGCGATGATCGTCGCATCGATATTTTCCACAATATAACCTTTTTCGGCGATCAGTCCCGCCACATGTTCCAACAGTTTCATGCTTGAAATCCCTTTATATTTCGGATCCGTATCCGGAAAATGCTTTCCGATATCTCCAAGTGCTGCTGCCCCAAGCAATGCATCCATAATGGCATGAAGCAGTACATCTGCATCCGAGTGTCCCAAAAGTCCTAATGTATGTGGGATCTTTACCCCTCCAATGATCAGGTCCCTGCCCTCCACTAATTTATGAACATCATATCCCATTCCTACGCGCATATTTTTCTTTTCCCTTCTATTAATATTTTTACTGTGGTGGATTACACTTTGAACACGGTGTAAGTCCTCTTGCTTTTGCCTCTGATAATGTCACTTCAATATCACTTTTTCTTAAATACTGACATCCGGCAGAGTGATATTTTTCTCCCGTTTTCGTGATGTGAACGATCACATCCGAATTTCCATCCGTCTGGTCTGTCGGATTACTTACGGCTGCATCTGTTTCTGCATTATTCTGGCTGTCAGCTGCTTTTTCACTTTTTTCTGTGTTCTGGCTCTTTTTTGCTTCCCCTGCCTGCCAGCTCTCTGATGGAGACATATTCCAGGTCAGCGTTGTCCCGTCTGACGCGGCAACGATCGTTCCCTGCTCATCCGTGCGGAAAACAGATACTCCGGCTGCACGGAGTCTGTTTAATACTTCCGCATGCGGATGTCCATAAGAATTGCCTTCCCCAGCACTGATTACCGCATACGTCGGATGTACTGCATCAAGAAATGCCTGGGATGTTGCCGTATTGCTTCCATGGTGTGCAACCTTATAGACATCCGCCGAGATATCGATGCCATTCTGCAGGATATCCTGTTCTGCTCCCTCTTCTGCATCCCCGGTAAACAAAAACCGGTGGTTTCCATTCTGTAAAAGGACGCCGACCGACCAGGAATTCATATCATTTCCATACTCTTTGTTTGGGGCAATGATCGTAAATGCTGCTCCACCGATCGTGTATGTCTCCCCGACAACCGGATAAGTGGTCTTATATCCCTTATTTTTCATCGTCTGCACAACATCATCATAAGTGCGCGTGTTATTTGCAACATCCGGCATGATGATCGTCTTACAGTCAAATTTATAAAGAACGACATCCATTCCTCCGATGTGGTCTGCATCCGGGTGCGTGCCGATCACATAGTCAAGAGTCTCCACTCCCTGATGCTGCAGATAATTCTGTACAAGTGTACCTTTATCATTATTTCCCGCATCGATCAGCATAGAATGACCATCACATTTGATCAGAGTCGCATCCCCCTGTCCCACATCTATAAAATGTACTTCCAGATTACCTGCCGTCTTTGCCTGCTCCGCATCATTTTCTTCCGCGACAGTCTGACGACTTTGCTCTGTCTGACCCTGTTCTTCGTTTTCCGACGTTTCCTCCTGTTTTGAACCTTTCATAGAACCCGGCACGAATTCCATCTGATTTTCTGTATCCTGCAGCTCATCCGAATCTACAATATAGCTGCTCTGTGATCCATTTTCTGTATTTTCCGTACAGCCACTCAATAACATACAGCCGGTAAGCATACTTAGTAATAATATGAAAAATGCCAGCTTCTTATATTTTTGTTTCATAGTTCTCCTCTCCTGCATCTTTAAAAGTAAAATTGAATTCTGCCTGTATAGGATTCGTATCATAAACTTATTATATAAAAAATTTTGCCGGTATACAACAAAAGACCTCAGAATCTCTGAGGTCTTGAAGTAGCGGAAGGGAGATTCGAACTCGGTATCAATTCTCTCAAACCCGCATAAATACTGAATTTCTTTATCTCCAAAGGTGTTACCTCGTGTTACCTTTTACATTGATAATGCTTTTGCAATATATTCCTGCATTTCACTCTCTGTCTTGTTATTAAAATAGTAATGATCGAGAGTTGTTCTGATATCTGTATGCCCCATTTGTGTTTTTATTACCGATTCTGGAACATTTCCATCTATCAACTTTGTTGCATATGTCTTTCTTGCCTTGTGAATTGAACGTTCACCAATTCCTATTCTATCACATATCACATATAGCCGCCTTGTAAATGCCTGACCTTTTATTCGTTTACCGTTTTTCATAAAAATATATTGCCCAAATGGATTGAGCATTTTTATTTTTCTCATAAGTTCTTTGGTATCTGCGGTAATTATAACATCTCTAAACCCGGCATCACTTTTAGGAAAATTTTGAACATCAAATACATATTTGCCATTATCATCTCTATATCTTATTTCTGTCTTTGATATATGTATCTTATTTTCTCCGACATCAGACCATGAGAGGGTAGATATTTCCCCAACTCTCAATCCTGTTTTAAATGCCAAAATAATGCCAAGTTCTATCAATGTAGGCTCATCTTCCATTACAAATCGTTCAATTAAAAGTTCCTCATCCTTAGAAAATACCAATTCGCAGTCTGACTTATGATTCTTTTTAAATGACTTTTCCGAAATTTCCAAATCACCCATAAAACTGGTTATGCTCAGGCTGGTATAATGTTTTTTCTTTGCATATTTGAAAATTCCGTTAATCAATATCCGCATATCAGAATAAGCTTTTTGCGTAAGTTCCAGTTTTGAAATAGCTGTTTTTATGAATGATTCCAATATTTCTTCATCAATGTACCGGATTTTTCTATTTGCAATCGGCAAATACTTATTTTCAAAAAATCTTTTAAAATTTGTCTCGTACTTGTCCTTTGTCTGTCTTGTTATTTCACCATATTCAAGTTTTTCAGAAATCCAATTAGAATATACCTGAATAACTGTAGGTTCATCCTCCTTAGCTTTATAGAACTTTACTATTTCATCTTCAATTGCTTTTTCAGATGTTCTCTTTACAAGTCTCTTTCCTCTCTTATTATCTTCATCTGGCAAATATGTGTAAAACTTTCCATCTTTTCCTTGCCAAATGCTGTAAGTGTGTTTTTCAATAAATTTTTTCCTTTCGTTCATTTCAATTTTTTTCTGAATGGTGTCTATGTTGATAATACCATTTTCGATGGCAATATTCAACAACTCACTATTTGAAAGATTTCCCGTTTAACTCACCTTCTAACTTTTTTACTTTCTGTTTAATATCAAAAATTCTTCTTTCCACTGTTCTTGTTGATACGCATAGTCTCATGGCTATTTCTTTTGAAATAAGTCCACGGGCAAGAAGATAAAATATTTCTTCTTCCTGCTCCGTGAAATTGGCGTTTTCAATAATTGTTTCAAGCTCTGGCTTAGTCAGTTTTGAAAACTTCATAAGCCACTATCCTCCAATATTTTATTCTTCTCCCTGCCATATCTTCAGTGTATCATCTGCATTGACCATGACTGTAAAATTAAATCCTGCGCTTATATACATCACGCCGGTTTCCTTATCTCTCCATATCCAGTAATTATTGTCATGATGTTCTACAACTACCATCGTCCTATCCTGTCCCGCACTGACATTTGCTGTATCACTGCATCCGGCAATCAGGAGTGTTGCGGTTATAATGGCTGTTATAAGTTTCTTTCGCACTGCATTAGTACTCCGTATTTTCCTCATATTCCTCTTTGCTGATGGTCCTGATGCATTCCTCACTCACGCCTAAACTTTTCGCCATGTTTGCAATGGCTTTTTTCACATAGTCGTATGCACTTTCTTTAAAAATCCTTGGTTTTTTTTCTGTGACTGTGAAATCCATGTTCCGCTCTGCATATCCAACGGAACCCACTCCACCAAACATTTCTGAATCCTTAATTTCAAAGTATAATGATATCCTGATTTTCATTTTATTCATTGTTTTTCCTCTCTTTCTCGATCAAAGCTCCACTTAACTTATAACTTCAAACCTGTATTTCTGTTTGATACATGGATATTTGATATGATCTACCTCGTCCATAAACATATTAAATGGTCTTGCAAATTTATCCCCACAATGGACATCACAGTCTATCGACTGCCCGTCGTACAAGGCTTCATATATTACTAACAGCTCTCCCGTTTCTGTATGCTTTGCGTAATCCAAGACTTTATATAAATACAAATTTTTTTCATCCTCTATCTGCTTTGTTGTAAGCATTTCTCTCTTAAAATGCCTTACGATATCACCTTTATGTATCCTCATTTTTCTCCGTCCAATCCTCTCTTTCCGTATCATCTCCGCGCCGCATATACTACTGCGGAATGTGGTATGATGATCGCTTGGTTTTGTTATCTGGTTCTAAAATAAACTCATCTGGTTCTCGTCGTACTGGTAAATGCATCCAGTCATGATTCTCCCTAACTGACGCAATCTCTCCACCCGTGGTTTCTGCTTAAGATTTGCCATATAATTATTGTCCACTTCCGGCGGTATGGATAAATAACATTCCTCCGGTAATGGCAACTGATTTTCTGTGCAGGCCTCATGGATCTTTGACTGATAATAAATAATGTGATTTCGCACCAGATTCATATTGCATCCATCGGACCAGAACGGATCATTACACCCGTTCTGATTGATATCTTTCCAGTGTTCTATTTCTCTGTGGATGCACTGGCGGTACTCTTTCACTTTATCTTCTGCTGCCTGTATCATGGCAGCACCTCCAAATCTTCCAATGGAACATAATGTTTTAAATTGTTCGCATAATAAACAACAGCACATTTTACTGTTTCTTTTGCTCTTTTCGATACATAAAACGCTTCTGGAATAACTCCGACACCTACATCACATTCCTCTTGGTAAACCGCATCAAGATAACCATTGACAATAATATCCTTATATCCAACAATTACACCTATAAAATTCCTGTCAACGTGTTTGAAATAGGTTTTCTCGATATATTCAACGTTCTTTTCGACAGTGCCATCATTGTTTCCATCTGCCAGATTATTGTCCATTGCATCAGCAGTTAATGTCTCCCTGTCGAGATACAGCCATCTTCCGTCTTTAAATGGTTTATAGAAGCCTTTGCATTTTACTTTATCAAATAATTTCATGGTAGCACCTCCGAAAAACTAAGTTTCATCTGTGGATCCGGCTCATAGTTCATCCACACCGTTTCCTTCCGCGGCTTTCCGTGCTCCGCACAGCTTGAAAACTGTTTTTTCTCCCATCCGTTCAGATAGTCGTTATACATTTCTGACTCATAACCAGAAATCATAATCTTTGCTTTACTCTGCAGTAACGCTTTCAATAATTCCTCGTGATCCGCATCTGTCATCTCATGTTTATATTGTTTTCCTGCTCTGGTACTCAAAACATACGGTGGGTCAATGTACATAAAAACATTGCTGTAATTAAATCTCTCAATCACTTCCACCGCCGGGCGGTTCTCGATCTGTACCATGCGCAACCGTTCCGCTATGTCAATGATCCATTCCGGCAGACGGTACCAGTTCCATAATGCATAAGCTTTTTCTCTGCCCTGTACATCATTTTTCCATCCTACCTTGCTTCCATTGGTACGGAACCCGTGCCCCTGCCAACACTGGATTAAAAATCGTAATGCTTTATGATACGGTTCATCCGGCATCATCAACTCCCATGCATCCAGCTTATATGTATCCTCATATTTTTCACGACTGAACGGTGTAGTCATTACCATTCTGGCCAGACGATCCGCATCCTCCTGTATACACCGGAAGATATTCACAACATCATGATCCAGATCATTGATCGTTTCGATATCAGATACCGGCTTATTAAATAACACGGCTCCGCTGCCGAAGAACGGCTCTACATAGCTGTGATGTTCCGGTATCAGTTCAACCAATTTTGAAGCTATGTTCCATTTACCTCCCGGATATTTCAATACTGTTCTCATGGCATCACCCCTGGAATATCCTCGAAACTAATCTGATTATCAGTTTCGAACACAAGCATTTTCTCTTTTGCTCCTGTATAAAAATTGCGGTCAATCTCAAATCCATATGCATTTCTTCCAAGTTCTGCCGCTGCTCTTAATGTACTACCGCTTCCACAACATGGATCAATTACCACATCACCGGGATCTGTAAATATCTCTATTAGCTTTTTTAAAACAGATACTGGCTTCTGTGCCGGATGAATTTTGGGAATATCTTTTCCGTCTTTCTCCCAACTGAACCAGTTAAAAATCATTTTCCCAGTGCCCCGAATCGTCTTACCGTTTTCATCAAACTGTGCGCCATTTCTGAACTTCGGAAGTTTGTCTCGATAGAATACAAGTGCGTATTCAGTAGCACCAACCACACGCATATTTGCCTTAAGCACCTGCGGACTATAATTTTTCACAAATACAAGCGGTATGTAATGGATGAATCCATGTTTCCTGGCTGCATCAATCAGTGTGGGCATTTGTTCAAATGAGCAGAAAACGATCATACATGGTGCATCTGAACTTCTTCCTCTGTTCCCTGCTTTCTTCGGCTCTTTCTTGAGCATTTTCGAACAGAAGTGAAAATATTCATAGAGATTAAAGTTAAAATCTGAATTAAATGCCGCTTTTCCTGCAAGCTTACTTTCTCCGTTTTTATTATCTCCGCCGTTGTACCACATCGGATTACTGCCATAAAAGTTTTTTCCTACGTTGTACGGCACGTCTGCAATAATTAACTGTGCCGGTGGAATTGCATATTTTTTATAATTCTGCATTGAATCTCTGTAAATTTCACATTTTAATTTCTTCATTTTTCCTAAAAGGAACCCGATATATCGTTACCCCAGCTGGAGGTTCGGCTCCTTTCTTATATTCCGTGCACACATCTACAATAGTGCACTTTAAATTTAATTATGTTGCGTTTTATGCAATAAATTCATCGTTTTATTGCTTTTAAATCATCCAATCTAACGGAAAACCTCTCACTCCTTTTTTATTTCAAAATTTCATCTAAGCAGGCATTCCAACCCACCCGACGTATTGATGTGCTGAGATCTTCATAACCAGATTTCAACTCTGGTATCTTTTCTCCGGCAGTTCCCGGAGTGGACACCAATCCGGCTTTTTTCCGTCTGGTACAAGTTTTCCTGTCGCACAGCACAGATATTCGTCATCATTCTCTGTCTCATAGCACAATGTGCATTTCTGGCACACCTGTTCCGGCATATCCATAACTAATACTGCTTTTGACATATCAGTGCACCTCTTCTCTACGGTTCTAATCCGTCTTATTACTTCGATAAAACTTGTCAGTCGCATCAAACATTGCATTTCTAGCATCTTCAAAACCTTTTACATATGCTCTCATTTCTGTGAGGTTCATTGCTTCATCCGGTTGTATCATTGTTTCGTCAAAACTATTTAAAATTGCTTCTTTATCTTCTCTTGTCACTTTACTCCACCGCCTTTCACAATCTCGATTGCGTGCTCATAACTTCTTGCTTTCTCTTTTCCCAAATTCCTGTTGTATGCATTCTCACAAAACTTTCTCTCATTTTCCAACTGCTCCACAACCTTGTCTACATCATAAGCCGTCGGATATTCTTCTAGTAAATACAATACTGCATTTGTATTTACTAAAGTTCCATTGCTTAAAGTAACCGATTTTAAATCTTTCTTCAGCGCATCCGCATCAATCAGTCTCATCGTTCGCCCTCCTGTTCCAATCTGTAATTGCTTTCGTTCGCTCGTCTTTCCCTGTTCTGATGCCTCCGTCCTGATCCATGTACATCTCACATTCATAGCTTTTTGGAAATTCTATTCTGCATTTCATACATTTGATTTTGAACATTACCCCAACAGATGATTGTGATGACTTATTTGTAATGGTTAAGAACATTGCGTTTCCACCGCAGAACGGACATGGCTTCAATGTTTCGTTCATTCTTCATCCCCCCAATCTAATTTCTGACCACAATCACAATATACGGTATCCTCTTCCAATATGTCTCCACAGCAAGGACATCTCCCTATAAGACCGACATAGCTGTCTCCGTCTTTTACCTGAGATATTGATTTCACTTTCTTCGCTGTCTGCTTCTCCACCGCCGCCCGGCATTCTTCCACCGTGCCGATTTTCCGGTATTTCTGGATTTCTTTCAATGCATTGATTGCCATCTCGTAACATTGGATTTCTCTTTTTCTCTCGTAATTCTGTGTACACATTTTGGCTAAATCAATAGAAGTCTCAAGTCCTTTAATTGCTTCATTCTCCGTCATGACTCTATCTTTCATTTCTGCCAATTCCTCCTGACTGAATTTTGTGTAACCGATTCCACAATTTGTAAATCCTCCCGCTCTATACGCTATGGTTCTCGGCATCCTACACCTCCAACAGTTCCTGGTTATCAATCATGTTGCCGATCACTTCAAAATTCTCTGAATCAAAATCATCCAG